AGAAGACAATTCTATTTTACACAAAGCAATAGCATATCTCAAGAAACATAAAGGTTAATAATGGCTGCTTACAATTACCTCCAACTGACTAATAGTGTCTTACGCAGATTGCGTGAGCCTGAAGCTACTTCGGTTAACGACAATGAGTATGTTAAGCTCATTGCGACTTATATCAATGATTCCAAGCGTCAGGTTGAAGATGCTTACAACTGGAACTCATTATCTGATACTTTATCAGCAGTAACCTCACAAGACATCTTTAACTATGTTTTAGTCGGTTCTGGACAACGCTTCCGTCTAATTGACATCATCAACGATTCTAGCAACATAATTATGCAGAATCGTACTACTCGTTGGATGGACCAAGCCTTTTTAGTTAATGACCCTCCTAAAGGGGCTCCAATCTATTTTAACTTTAACGGTACTAACTCTAACGGGGATACACAGGTAGACTTCTATCCTATCCCTGACGGTGTATACAACGTACGCTTTAATATTATCAAGCCACAGACAGAACTTGTAGCTGATGCTGATGTTCTTTTTGTACCGCATGAGCCTGTCATCATGGGTGCTTATGCAAGGGCTATCGCAGAGCGTGGTGAAGATGCTGGTCTTCAAGGTAACGAAGCGTATGCTTTGTATCTAACAAGCCTTGCAGACGCTATTGCTTTGGAAAGCGGCAGGTACGTTGAGGAAGGGGAGTGGTTCGCAGTATGAAGGCAATGAAAGCTGCTTCTATCGCTGCTCCAGGATTCTATGGCTTAAACAGTCAGGATTCTGGTGTTACCTTAGCTTCAGGGTTTGCCTTGAAAGCTGATAACTGTGTTATTGATAAGTTTGGTCGTATTGGTTCACGTAAGGGTTGGACAAAAGTTAATCCTACCGCATTTAACTCTGGTTCTGTTAAGACAGTATTTGAGTTTGTTAAAGCTGATAACAACCTAACTTTTGCTGCTGCTAACAATAAGATTTACGGAACACACCCTACTACTGGTGCTTACATAGAATATCCTGTTGGTGGAACACTGTTTCACCCTGATTCAACTACAACTTATAGCCAGACAGGAACAACTGTTACCGTTACTTCTTCTAGTCATGGTTATTCTACTGGTAATAAAGTTTACTTTGGACCAACATCAGGAACTGCTGATGAAGGTATCTATACCGTTACAGTAACAAGTGGAAGTGCGTTTACATTCACTTCTCCTTCTTCTGAGTCAACCAGTGGTTCTGCAAACATTGTTAACATTTTAACGACTTACAGCATCACTGATGATAACTGGCAGCCTGTCAATATGCCACTAGGCACAGGCTCTACCGCTTCAGCACACGCTGTTTGGGTTCAAGAAGGACATATTCCTCTTGTAATGCACAAGTTAGGTACTCCTCCTCATTCGCATGTGGATGGTTATGGTTTCCAACGATTAGGTGACATTGCTACATTCCCTAGTCCTTATACTGTTGATACATTTAAACCTTCTTGCGGTATCTACGCATTTGGTCGTTTATGGGTAGCCAATGTAGCGTCTAACGATACACAGACTGTCTACTTCACTGACATCCAAGACCCTTCAGACTGGACAACAGGAACTGCTGGTTACTTAGACATTAGTGCTGTTATTCCTACTGGAGATCCTATTGTTGCATTAGCACAACATAATGGTTTCTTAATTATATTTTGTAAGAAACACATTGTTATCTATTCAGGTGCTAAAGATCCAGCAACAATGAAAGTAGATGACATCATTACTAACATTGGTTGTATTGCTCGTGACTCAGTAGCATCTGTTGCGGGTACAGATATTCTATTCTTGTCTGATACTGGTGTTCAGTCTTTATTGCGTTTGACACAAGAGCGTTCACTACCTTTACGAGATGTATCAAAGAATGTTCGTGATGAACTAATGTCGTATGTTAACGGTGAAGTAGTTGCTGGCATCAAAGGTGTTTACTTCCCTAATGATGCCATGTATCTACTAGCATTACCAACATCTAAAGTTACTTATTGTTTTGATACAAGAGGAACACTAGAGAACGGTGCTGCCAGAGTTACAGTATGGAATCAGATTAATCCAACTGCTTTCTGCGTTATGCAAGACCGTAGTTTGTTTTTAGGTGAAATTGGCTATATTGGTAAGTATAATACCTATCAAGATAACGGTACTAAGTATCGTATGGTGTACTTTACCAACTTCTTTGATCTAGACACACCAACTAACTTAAAGTTCTTAAAGAAGCTGTATCTTACTGCTATCGGTGGTTCTTCACAACCTTTAACTATTAAGTGGGGTTTTGATTATTCTGAGTTATATCGCTCAGGGTCTATTACATTACCAGCTCAGACTTCTAGTTATTACAATGTTGATAAATATAACGAAGCTAAATATAGCGATGGTATTGACTTGGTTAATACACAGACCAACCTTAGCGGTAATGGAAAAGTAATACAACTTGGCTTTGAAACAGATATTAACGGTAATCCGTTGTCTGTTCAAAAGATTGATTTATTCTACGCATCAGGAAAAACAACATGAGTGATTATGTAAAATCAACTAACTTTGCTATTAAAGACGGTTTAGTTACAACTGACCCATCAAAGATTGTTAAAGGCATAGAGCTTGATAACGAGTTTAATGCTTTGGCTAATGCTATCGCATCTAAAGCAAATACTAACAGCCCCGCATTAACAGGAACACCTACAGCCCCTACCGCTACGTTAGGGACTAATACAACTCAGTTAGCTACTACAGCTTTTGTAACAGCTGCGTTATCCGCAGCATACCCTGTTGGGTCTATCTATATCAACGCTAGTGTGTCTACTAACCCTGCAACATTGTTAGGTTTTGGTACATGGACAGCCTTTGGCGCTGGTAAAGTATTAGTTGGTCTTGATTCTGCAGACACACTCTTTGACACATTAGAAGAAACAGGCGGTTCGAAAGACGCTATTGCTGTAAGCCATACACATACATTTTCTACTACTACTGATTCTGCTGGTACTCACTCCCACACATATCAGGGTTCTAACTATCAGCCTAACAATGCTGCAGGTTCTGTTCCTGACTGGATTGGTTCTAGCACAATGACTACTGCGTCTGCTGGAGCACATACTCACCCAGTATCAGGCACTACAGATTCTACTGGCTCAAGCGGTACTAATGCTAATATACAACCGTATGTAGTTGTTAAGATGTGGAAGCGTACAGCTTGAGTTTCAAAGTACCTGTAGTCATTCGTGAAGACTATACAATGTTATTAGAGCTTCATGCAGGACTACTCTGGTTTCATACAGATGTCCGTAAGTGGACACCGGAAGTAAAAGTAAAGTATTTAGAAGATTTGAATTTACTGCAGCATCTAGTATCTGTTCCTTTAGTTGCAATAGCACATGAAGACAATACGAAGCTAGTAAAGTTTGGTAAATCAATAGGTTTTGAGTTTCAAGAAGATTTTATAAATCAGGATAAACAAATGTATCATATATATAGCAGGAGTCTATAATGGGTGGAGCAGCTTCAATCGTAAGTCCAGCACTATCACTAGCTGGTGGTTTAATCTCAGGTTCTAAAGCAGCAGATGCTTCTAAAGGACAGGCAGAGGCATTACGAGCTGCTGCTGATAGAGCATCAGCAATGGCTCAGTTTAAGCCGTATGGAACAACTACAGCTTTTGGTACTTCAGCTTTTACACCTGAAGGAGCAGGAAGTTATACTCTCTCTCCTGAACTTAAAGCTATTCAAGACCGTTTGTTTGCTCAAGCAGGTGCGTATGACCCAACAAAGATTAGCGAGGCTGCTCAGCCTATTCTTGGTGGTGCTACTTCTTTATTTAATCTTGGTCAACAGTATTTAGCTACTTCTCCAGAACAAGCTGCTCAAGATTACATGACTCAACAACAAGGTTTGTTAGCTGGAACCCGTGAGCAACAACTAGCAAACATTCGCAACCAACAATTACAGACAGGTCGTACAGGTCTAGCGACTGGCGGTACTTCAACAGGAATGGCGGCAACTAATCCAGAAATGGCTGCGTATTATAATGCTCTTGCACAACAAAACGCTAAACTAGCTGCTGAGGCTGATGTTTATGGTCGTCAGCGTACTACTTATGGTGCTGGTTTATTTGGTACTGGCGGTGAGCTGTTAGGTCAAGTTCCTGCTTTGGAATCTGCAGCTTATAACCCACTAAAGACACAATTAGGTATGCTCGGAACCACTGAAGCAATGGGTCAACAGCCGTATACTCAATCTATTGACCTTGCTAATCAATATGCTCAAGCAGGTGCTCGTCAAGGTCAGTTATACTTACAACCACAAGCTGCCGCAGCTCAGGCTTATAGCCAATATCAAGGATACAGTCCTATGGGTACAGCTCTTAGTGGTGCTGGTTCTGCTATGGGTGGCATGGGAGGTGGCGGTGGTGCTTCTAGTTGGTTTAGCAGTTTAATTGGAAGTAGCGGAACAAACCGTAATGTCGATATTAACACAATGCCAACTTCTAGTTGGGCTTCAGGAGCATTTTAATGGCAGATAATATTGTAGGTGGTTTATTTGGTGTTGACCCACAACAGTTAACACAACAACGACAAGCGACTGATGCAGCTAATGCGTTTCGCTATGCTCAACTTGATCCACTTCAACAAGCTAAGATGTCTATCTATCAAGGCTCTGCTGGATTAGGTCGTGGTATTGGCGGTCTACTAGGTGGTGATGCTGAGATGGAAAAAGCGTCTATGGCTAAGAAGCTATCCACTCAGTTTGACATTACGACTCCTGCTGGATTGCGTCAGTATGCTGCTGCATTAGCTCAAAATGGTGCTCCTGACTTAGCTCAGATGGCTACTACTGAAGCCGATAAGCGTGAACAGTCTGGATTAGGCTTACAGAAGACTCGTGCTGATATTGCTTTGTCAGAGCGTAAGGTTTCACAAGATGAGAAACTTCGTGAAGAGTTAATGAAATTAGGTGATAATCCTACTGAAGAACAGTATCTTAAAGTGTTCCGTCAGTTTGGTTCTCCAGACCAACAAGCTAAAGCTATTGAGGCTTCTATTGCTCGTAAGGCAAAAGCTGCTGGTGGTGGTGAAGGTGGTATTGGTGCTCCCGGTCCTGTTGGTAAATCTGGTGCATATCGTGATATTAGTGGTCAAATTCTTGGACCAACAGAAATGAAAACTGTTCGTTCAGAGTTTGAAACAAATCAGCGTTTACTTAAAACATTGAATGATGTAAGTGAAACTGATGTAAAAGATGCTGAAAGCTATGTAGATTGGACAACTAAAGCTGAAGCTAAAGCATTAGCCTCTAAGAAAACTCTTGATGCACAGTCTAAGATTGCTGCATCGCAATTACTTGAGCAGATTGGTCAGCTTCCTCCGGGTTCAGCTTCTGATGCTGATATGAGAGCAGCGATGAAGAGCTTTCCGGGCTATTCAGACCCTGTTGCTTTGGCTAATTGGGTTAACCGTACTAAAGAGCGTTTACAGTTCCATATTGGTCGTAGCTCAGAACAGTTTGGATTTAAACCTTCTGTAACAGCAACTGCTCCACTTGAATTTGGTAAGAAAAAAGAAACTCAAGCACAGCCTAGCAAAGGCAAGACTCGTACACTGAAATCTGGTGTTACTGTAACTGAGGAATAAGATGCCTAAATATACCATTAACGGAGTTGTATTTAACTCAGCAACTTCTTTGTCCGATGCTGACTTAGAGGAATTAGCAGCAACTACAAAACAAAAAGAACGGCTACCTGCTCAAACTGGAACCGCTGCTCCTGAATCAATGGTAGCTGATCCGTCCAATCCGTTTAGTTTTTTAGGACAAGAACAACAGACTGAGCAAGGTCCAGCAATGCAAGCTGTTGGACAGGGTGTAAATCGTGCTCTGCAGGTAGGTGCTGGTGCAGCTAAAGGTGCTGTCATTAACCCAGTCGCTGCCGCTGCTCAAGTCGTAGGCGGTGAGACAGGTCGTCAGTTTGCACAAGAAGCTCAAAAATCTTATGAGACACAAAGAGCTAATGCAGGTGCTACAGGGTTTGACTGGGCTGAATTAGCTGGCTCAATCATCAGTCCTGTGAATCGTTTTCTTCCCGGTGGTACTGGTGGTCGTGCTGCTCTAGGCGGTGCTGCTGGTGCTGCAATGACACCTGTATTAGGTGAAGACTTAACGATGTCTGATGTTCTAGCTGGTAAAGTAGAACAGATGGGTTTAGGTGCTGTTGCTGGTCGTTTAGTTGGCGGTGTTGCTAATGCTTTGACTCCAACACTTAAAGCCGGTGTTCGTGAGTTGATGGATAAAGGTATTCCTGTTACTCCCGGTCAAGCCTACGAAGGTATCCCCGGTGTTTTGTATCGTCAGATTGAGAAATTAGATTTACCTTTTATGCGTGTAGACAAAGACGCTATCAACTTAGCTTTTACTAAGTCTACAGGTGACGATGTTTTAAATATTGTTGGTGAGAAACTACCAGCAAATATGAAGAACGGTCAACAAATCTTTGGATACATTCAGAATAAACTAACTAACTTCTACGATAATGCGTTAGAGAAGATTGGTACTGTTGCAAGAGACGGTGAGTTTAACGATGCTTTGAAGAGTGTACAAGCTCAAGTAGCAGATACTTTGGATAATAAGAAACTTTCTACTGGTTTTAAGAACTTCATTACTGCTAACATCGACCGTCGTGCTAAAGACGGAACACTAACAGGTAAAGACTTGAAGTCATTAGAAGAAATCTTCCGCAAAAAGATTGATTCGATTAAAGCCACAGATACCCCTGCTGAAGTTCTTAAAGCTGGTTATGACGATGCTTACAAGGCAATCAAAGCTCTTATTCTGCGTAATGATAAAGCTGGCGACATCACTAAGGCTAACTTAGCTTATATGCAACGCTCACGCATCATGGAAGCTACTCAGAAGAACGCTGCTGAACTTGGTGGAACTGCTGGTACTTATAGTCCTGCTGAACTGGCTAAAGTTGCTGCTAAACAAGGCGGTGACATCGAAGCTGCAATGGGTACTGCACCACTACAAGCTGAAGCTACTAAGGCTCTGAACATTGTTGGGGATACAACTCCTGAAGCTGCTAAGTTCCGTACACTGATGATTGCTGGTAAGTTGACAGGTCTTGGTGCGTTAGGTTTCTTCTCACCACTGATTGCTGGTCCTATCTTAGTTGCTTCTGGTCTTACTTACGGTGCTGCTAAGAAACTCATGCAAGACCCCGGTGCTACTCGTAAAGCAGTATCTGAGGCATTGATGAGTAATCCTTCTCTCTTTGGTGTCGTCCCTTCTAATGTTCGTGAACAACTTAAAGAAATGCAATAATGGACCCAATCACCTTAATCCTCGGTGTCGGTTCTAAGTTAATCGACAAGTTCTTTCCTGATCCAGAGCAGAAAGCAAAGGCTCAGTTAGAGCTTCTGCAGATGCAACAGAACGGTGAGTTAGCTCAGATCAACGCTGACATTGCAGAGCAACAAGAACTAACTAAGCGTCAACAGTCGGATATGGCTAGTGACTCATGGTTGTCTAAGAACATTAGACCTATGACATTGATTGCTATTCTATCTGGATACTTTGTGTTTGCAATGATGTCTGCTTTTGGTATGGACACTAACACCAAGTATGTAGAGCTGTTAGGTCAGTGGGGTATGTTGATTATGTCTTTCTACTTTGGTGGTCGTACACTAGAGAAGATTATGGACATGAAATCTAAAGAGAAAGAAGTTAAATGAAGCACTCTGAAAAGATGACAATGTTAGCAACAGCGTCTTTAGCTATTATTTTGATGTCAATGGTTATGGTAATGCTGATTGGTCTCTTTCACGACAAGGTAGATAATAATAAAGTGTTTGAGATTCTATCCCCAGCTTTCCAGACTATTGTTGGTGGCTTTATTGGTCTCATTACAGGTATTAAGATTGGAGAAGCTGAATGAAGCTAACTGAAAACTTCAGCTTAGAAGAGTTAACTGTATCTGAAATAGCTGTTCGTAAGAACTTAGATAATACTCCTAATGCTACCGAGAAGACTAACCTAATCCGTATAGCTTTATTGTTAGAGCAAGTTCGTGAGCTTCTAAAGAAGCCTATTTTGGTTAACTCTGCATTTAGGTCTAAACCAGTCAATGATGCCGTAGGTTCTAAAGATACCAGCCAACACCGTATCGGATGTGCTGCTGATATTAGAGTCCCCGGAATGACCCCTAAACAGGTAGTACAGGCTTGCATTGATGCCAATGTACCCTTTGACCAGATCATCGAAGAATTCGGCTCTTGGACCCATATAAGCGTTCCTGATAGCCCTAATCGTCCGCCCCGTCGTCAGGCACTGATAATAGACAAATCTGGCACTCGTCCGTTCAATTAATTGTGTAGTATATTACACATTTTGTACACTATAAGAAACACTTTTTCTTACAAATCAAGTATTTAACATACTTTTCTATCTTTTAACATAGTGTATGATATAATAACATCCAACAATGTTAATGGAGAATATTATGAAATGTGCTTGGGAAGGGTGTGAAAAAAACAGAGCTAAGCAAGGCTCTAAAAACGGAAAAGTTTATTATTTTTTATGGTGCAGTGCACACAGAGCAGATAGGTATCAACGACATAAAAAAGACTACTGTGAAAATATAGATAAAAGATTAGGCTTTATGTGCGATGCACTTCCCATGTTTCCAGAAATGTTAGAAGTTGACCACATAGACGGAAACAGAAAAAACAATAAGCTAGAAAATTTACAGACTTTATGTGCTAACTGCCACCAATATAAAACTTTAACACAAGACACAAAGCACCACAAGAAAGAAAAAATATGTTAATGGTTAAAATATTGACAAAATGAGCAATAAAAAAAACCACCCCGAAGGGTGGCTACAAAGAACTACACAATATAAGGTGAGGGCGGTTCACCAACCTTTCAGCCGACAGCAAGAGAATCCCCCTACCTTAAATTCAGCACCCTCGTTGAAACTTAGATAGAACACCCACCAGCGGTGCATGACAACATCTGAGCACCTTCCACATTATCGTCATACTCTTTGAAGTTCTCCCAATCTACTGTATCAGGCACTAACGACTTTAACTGGTTGTAAGTCTGTTCATCACACTCTTCATACGGAGCTTGTTTGTAAGTTCCACCATCCATCGGCAAGAAAGACACACCAGTAACTTCATCGAAGTGCTTAAATGTCCATGCTCCGACATCCATCCATTCCTTCTCTAATACAGAGATAGTTACTGAAGGCTTATGCTCACAGTAATGACGCTGGAATATCAACCACAACTTCAAGTGCTGAATTGCTGATAAGTCTTCACGCAACAAACCACCTTCTGCTACAGCAACAGGAAAACTAAATACTGTTGTTGAATCAGGCTTCATCACACACGGCTCTGCTACAAACCCAGCTTGAATCATAAACTGTGTTAGTGGGTCTTTGTTATCAGCTCTGACACGACGAATATAATATTTACTGTGCTGAGGATGAATACCAGAGGCAGTAGAGCATAACTGACTGACGGTTCCTTCGGGTTTAACCGCCGTGACAGCAACACTCTGATTAATTCCAATAGCGTCAGCGTAGAAAGCATTAGTACGAATAGCAACATCACGAAGTTCCTCCAATCGAGCAGGCAATGATTCATCATCAGGGTTATTCAATAATACATTGTCACAGATACCAGTCATAGACACACCTAACAACGCTTCTTCTTCTGTGTTCTTCTGCCAAATCTTACGCAAGTAAGGGAAGTCTGTTAACGACGCTTGAAAAGTTCCAAGAATAGTAGCCAAACGGATCTTACGGCTAATGTCAAGCTCAGTATCAGTAGCTCTAATGATGCAACTAGACAGATTACAGAATTGGTAAGGACGCAAAATGATTTCCGAACATGGATTTGTTCCGAACTCATAAGTCGCATCTCGTCGTCCATTCTTAGCAGCTTGCTTCTGACTAGCTTCACGATTAAAGATTCCACGCTCACCAGAGTGTGATTCATAGATAGAACTCCATTCACGCATGAATTGACCAATAGACGGTGTCTCTAAGTAAGAAGCAGAGTTATTCGCTAATGCTCGTTGACCTTGACCATCCCACCATGCACCGGCTTTAGCATGAGCCATCTTATCGTCTGACAAATCAGACAAAGAAATCATTGCTGACCGTCGGACTCCACCCACAACAACAACTTCCCCGATTTTGCAGAGAATATCATGGCACTCAAGGGAAGAGAGACGGCGACCAACTGCTCCTTTGAACTTGGCGATACAAAACTTATAAAGTTCTTCCAAAGGTCCGGGTCCAGACGCTCTACCTCCGAAAGTTCGGAGTCTTGCACCCGCAGGTCTAACTCGTGAAGTGTCAAACTTTGGAATCTCCCCAGCGTATAAAAGAGCCAAGAGCTGTCGTAACGATTTAGCCCATCCTTCTTTAGAATCCGACACAACAATAGAAGTCTTACTGTCAAACAACTGAGAAGGGATTTCAGGTAACTTAGAGACATACTTTTGCTCCACAGAGAATCCGACACCAGTACCACAGAGAAGAATATACATTGCTTCGTCAAAGGCTTTAGGATCGTCGATTGGTAAATACGAACAGTTAAATGCAGCCACATTCTGACGCTCTAGGGCTGGTCCTGCTGTCATCACTGCACGCATACTTGGTACTACATCTAAGGCTACTACGGCTTGCTCAAGCTCTGCACGAAGCTCTTTAGTGAGTGTGTAGTTCTGCTTTGTTGCAAGGTGCTTCTCAATAAAATCAAAGTATCGTGCCACTGTCTCATCCCAGTGCTCACGACGACCTTTATCGTCAAGATAACGACTGTATCTCGATTTAGCGATGAAGGTGTTATATGGTGTCATTGTGTAGGTATTGCTCATTATTCCACTTCTTTCTCTAGTTTATCGGCTTTGTCCTCAATACGATCTGAGAACATCTCTACTATATCTTCACTGCTTACTTCTAGTAGCTCTAACAGGTCTAACTCTGGTATCTGTTTTAGTCTTTCCTTTATCTCTACTAGCGTTAACGGCATTTTTTACTTCCTTAGTTTTAAAATGTTTAATTGCTTCTTTAAGACCATCTTCCCACTTCTCAAACCACACAGTCTTCATACTATCATACCAATATGTAGTTTCTAGTGCAGGATACCATCTCCAGCAAGATAATTTTCCTTGTCCTATTAAATTAGCGACAGGGACACCTACCGAGCCAGCGATATGTGCAATAGCTGAATCAACAGAGATAACTCCGTCCAATGCTTGAACTTTGTCAGCAGTGTCAATCCATAAATCAGAAGTGAGATACCCTTCATCTTGCTGCAAACTTACCCAATCAAACTCTGGGTGTTCTTTGATGAAGTTCAACATGATTTCTTTAGGCATTTGTTTTGCCTTCATGTTCCAACTGGTGTTGGTAGTGGTATAACAGTATCCTATCACAGGTTTAGCTCTTTTTTCTTGATGTAGGTCAAGATTCTTAAAGATACCTTCTGCACCATAAATGTGCTCAACTGGCTTAGGAGACATAACCCCATGTTCCATAAGACAATATGGTAAAGACATCACTTTGACACGAATACCATTCTTGATAGGCTGTTCCATATCGTAAAAACCGTCGTGATTCGGAAGCCTTCTAAGCAGCTTTAGAATCTGACGAGGGAACGCTAATTTCACTGATTTAGCACCAGCTTCTTTAAGCAGCGGAATAAAGCGACTGAACTGAATCATATCGCCCCATCCAGCCTCACACCACACAACAACATTTTCACCTTTGATGCTCATGCCGGGAATCCACACACGCATCTTATCAAAACTAGACTTAACTCCGTACACTGGTGTTAGGTTAGGAAGAGACCGAAGCTCATGTAGATAGAAACCATATTCCCAGTTCCCTTCCTTAATAAGTTTCTGTCCCTTCTGATAAGCTGGATTAGCGTCTTCTTGGTTTGTTATTCCATAGAAGTTAATCCGTCTATGTTTGTTCAGTTCAATCATAGTAAGTGTCTTTTACTTCGTCGTAATGCGTAATAAGATATTCAATGTAGTGTTGTGCTTTCTCTAAATCCTGACGACCTGCTTTGTAAGGAAAGCGAAGAATGTACTTCACAACATTAGCCGACCACGGATCAAGCCCGTAAGCAGCCATAATGTCCCACGGCTGGATAGCAGCCACTTGGTAGTGACTACCTCCTACTTGTTTTTTCTTCTCTTCTCCACCACAGGTATCCGCTAGTTGAGCTGCTTGTCTAGCTTTGTGAAAAAACTCAGCTTCGTCGTGACTACACATTACATATTGGTCTAAATCTTTCATGTTAATCCTTTCACTTCCGCTTTGTGTGTTTTCTCGCTTTTGGTCGCTTGGCTCCAACTTCCGCAAGCCTTGCACTGATAGCGTTGATATGTGCCAACAGACGAAATAGCAGTTCCACGCTTTTGAAGTCTAGGTTCAGAACAGGTGGGGCAAACAGGATGATTGGAAAAAAGATTGTGATTAGGATGGTGTTTAATCCATGAAAACAAACGACGGTAAAGAGATTCCAACAACACGACATCTTGAATGTTATACGACTCCATAATCTTCCAAGCATCATTATCACCTTTCATGCACTTTGTCCACAGCTCCATGCCAGCGTGTTCAGTTTTCTTACCTAAGCCAAGACGCTGAGATACATAGTCTAGCTTGTTAGAAGGAAACTTAAACTGACTACGAACCACACGAAGTAAATCAATTTGTTTATAAGGCGATGGTGGATTAAAACCAAATAAGAGGAATTCCTTGTTGAGTGTAGGAATGTCAAACTTAGTACCGTTATAATGCACCACAGCGTCAGCTTCGTCGAGAAGTCCATGAATACCTTTAAACATAGCCTTTGGCTTAGATTGATGTACAGAATCAAACATCACTTCATCACTATCTAACCACTTGGCAGCCCAGCATAGTGTGTTAGATGAGTCGATAATATGATTAGGTGATATATTCTGGTCCCAGATTCCCCAGACATACGCAGTCATCGGGGATGTCTCGATGTCTAGTAATAGAATCTTCATGGGAACTCCCTGCCACAAAAGGACACACAAGTTCCTTGAACACAGTTCTTACAACC